TTGCAATAAGCTCCAATTATAATAACAACTAAAGATATTACTATAATGAAGTTATTTTTTCTTTCTTAAGAATATTATAGTAAATTTCTTACAAAAAAGGAGGAAAAATCAATGGCAATCCCTGCTGTGAATATTATTTGGGACGATCAATCTCAGATTGATAGAACTGATAGTCTTCTTAATGAAGATAATGTTGATCGCCCTATAGTTATGACAGTTATTACGGCAGATAAGGGGCCTGAGGAATGGAAACATAGAGTGTTTGGTAAAGACTTCTATGATTATTATGGTGAAACTCCATCATTTTCCGTACATGGTCAGCCTCTAATTCAAGCTGCCAACGTTATTGATGCCGGTGGTTATCTTACAGTTAGACGTGTTATGCCCCCTGAGGCTCAGCTAGCAACTATTGGTGTATATGCTGAACTAAGCTATAGTTCTGTACAGTATGTTCAGCAACCAGGTGAAATGCCTGTTTGGGTAAACAATGATGATGGATCTACTGTATTATCTGTTAGCAATCCTGCACCTGGTGTAAAAGCTTCTGATGGTATTACTGATTTATGGAGTCCAGTAATGACAAATGATGTTACAGTTGATTTTAAACAGATCAACTATCAGATTCCATATGCTGGTCCTAATTCAGATTCTCCAAATGATCCAGCACAATACGCAAATCTACTTTATACTGATTATGCTCATACTGGTGGTGTAATGTCTAATAATCAGACATATGCACTATTCATGATTACTGATAATGGTCGTGGTGTATCTAATAAGAGATTCCGCATCTCTCGTGATACCACTGCTTCTAAACCTGTTCAGTATGTTCGTTACTTCCTGGATGTAATGGAAGGTGACAAGACTTTAGAGACTCTTGCTTTCACAATGGATCCAGATATCATTGAGAAAGATAGAAATATGTCTCTTAAGAATGTAATTTATCAGCAGTCTAAACAGCTTCGTTGTGTATTCTTCGATGAAGAATATGAAGCTATGTGCGATAACATTGCAACACTTCTTAACTGGTCTAGTTCTAATATTTCCACTACTCCAATTTCTCTGACACCAGAAGAACTCCGTAGAGCAGACCCACTTTTTGGTACTGATTTCTATGGCAATAAGATTCCTAATCTTAATATCACTAATGATCTGAATAACGTATTCGGTATTCAGCTTGAGGGTGGTACTAATGGTTGGAAGAAATTGGATAAATCTGGTAAAACAGTAGATACAAATTATCCATTAGAATCTTTACAATATACTCCTAAAGTTAGAGAAGCATTTGCTGGAGAACCAGACCCATCTACAGATTTTATTGTCCCGTCTGATGATGTATTCGATTTTGATAATAATCGTATTGATGCTGTTTTTGATGCAAATTATCCAAATGCTGTTAAGAGAGCAATTGAAGACCTTGCAGCATTTCGTGAAGACTTTGTATACTTCCGTGATATGGGTCTTGGCCTGAAGAATACTGTTTCTATTCAGACTGCTGACCAACTTAATTTAAAGAGTAGATATTGTGCAACTTATGTAAACTCTTATGATATCTATGACCCATATACTCGTAAACAGATTTCTGTTACTGTTACTTATGACTTAGCTCGTCTGTTTGTAAAACACTTTATCAATGGTAGAGCTCGTCCATTCTGTGGTATTAAATATGGTGTGGTTATTCCTCAGGATGATTTTGTTCCTGGTACTCTTAACTTTGCACCAAAACGTACTCCAACTCAAGATCAAAGACAAATCTTTGATGACTTGAGAATTAACTATCTCTCCTTCTATGACGGTACTATTCTGGCTATGAACTCTGAATATACTTCTCAGACTCAATATACTCAGCTGAGCTGGATTAATAACGTTCTTGCTGTACAGCAAGTTATTAAAGCTATTCGTGTTCTCTGTCCAAAGATTCGTTATAGCTTCCTGGATGGTGAAGATCTCCAGAGATATAAGAAAGATGTTAATGAGCTTATCATTGATAAATATTCTAGTCTGTTTAAGTCCTTTACAATTGAATATGTAGAAAACTCTCAGTATGATTCTAACAAGATCATCTATGCAGTTCTCAAAGTTCAGTTCAGAAACTTCATTCAGACTGAAGTATTTAAGATTATTGCTCTACAGTCTTAAGAGAAAGGTGAGGTGAAATAACAATGGCAAATCCAACTCCTGAGAAACAAACTAATATCTTTAGTGATACTATGGTACCAAGAGAAGTAACCTCATTCACTCTTATGCGTGGTGTTACAGATTTCTCAAATCTGCAGCAGTATGACCTCTTTGAGACTGGTTATAGTTTCCTTGTGTGCTTACAGATTCCTAAGTTCTTAAGTGAAGCTAAGAAGATGAATGATTCTTATAAGACTCTTATTGACTCTTATGGTCATATCATTGAATATGACTTCACAGGTGCTCAGGGTATTGAAGATATGAGTACTGAAACTGGTGCTCTTACAAACAATATTGATACTCTCAATATTATCACTAGAGTAACAGAACAGTCTGGTACCAACTTCTCTATGAACTATTTCGAGAGATCTGGTGCTATTATCACTAAGACTCATGAATTGTTCCTCCGTGGTATCAAAGATCCAAGAACTCAGCTCAAGAGATATCTTGGTCTGATTACTGGTCCACGTACTAATACTGAGAATACTCATGATTCTAGTCAGCTTACTGCTATGGAAGCTGCTTATCAGAATGAGGTATTCCACTATCTACTCATTGTAACAGACAATACTGGATACAATGTTGAGAAATCTTTCATCCTTGCTTCTGCACAGCCTTCTCAGGCTAATACCTCTATTTACAATGTAACTAAAGGTGAAATTGGCTTCAGTCAGATTGCAGTTCAGATGAATGCATTCCCAATTACTGGTCGTCTTGTTAATAACAAAGCAGCTAAACTGCTTGAATATATTAATAAAGCAACCTGCTTCGATGAAATGGAATTCGGTTACAATATTCTTGGTGACGAGAATAGCAGTGGTGTTAACCTTGATGAAATTGGTCAGTCCATGACTGCATCCAAAGTATTCAATGGTTCTGATTCCATCGTTGATAAAGTAGATAATCAAAAACGTTCATACTAATATATAAACCCCATTTCAAAGTATTCC